TTGAGATTCTAGAAAGATTTCGTTATACATACAGAGAGATGTACCGTCCCGAGGAATCCAACAGGATGCTCGTACGAGAACAACTAGGCATGGCAGATCATTACACTGGTGAAAATGAGATGCGCCGAATCGTTGACATGGGTACGAAACACGGCGGTGCTGCTGAGAACTCGGTCTGTCATCCAATCAAACCAGAATTCTATGATGGCCCAGACATAAATACCTATGCTCGGAGATATTCGGAACTAGACCGAGACCTTAAAACTGAACTCGGTTTAGGTAGTAGTGCATTGTCTACCCTGTATCCGCCCGGCGGGTTTATTGGTTGGCACAATAATGCTAACGCTTCACAACACAACCTTATACTGACTTGGTCGGAAACCGGAGATGGATGGTTCCGGTTCATTGACCCCAAGACTAAAGAACTGGTCACTATACAAGACCAAAAAGGTTGGAACATGAAGGCTGGACACTTTGGCGCGTATGGTTCTGACGACGTAGTGTACCATGCGGCTAGAACAAATTGTTATAGAATGACACTGTCCTATGTCCTAGGACATGATTTGGAGTACTGGAAAGATTGTATTGACTATATCACCAACCCGTGATATAATAGAATAATTTCCATTAATAAGGCACTATATTATGATCACATTAGATACTGTTCTCAAAGAATGGTCGGAAGACTGCACCATACCCCAACACCAACTAGACGAAGTGTCTAGAGGCACGCCAACGTTACATGCAAAGTATTTACAGTACTATTCTCTAGCGAAGCTACAACTCATACGTTGTGAAAACAAACAAAAGATTATACTCAAACAAAAATGGTTATACTACAACGGCAAGATGGACGAAGAGGAATTGCGAGCCACTGGTTGGGACTTAGATCCATTTAATGGACTCAAGGTACTCAAGGGTGATATGGACTTATACTACGACGCAGACCCAGAAATTCAACAGTCTGAAGAGAAGATCGCATATTATAAAACTTTGGTGGAGACACTGAAAGAGATCGTGGATAGTCTGAAATGGCGCCACCAAACAATCGGTAACATGATCCGATGGAGAGCCTTCGAGGCAGGTAATTGATAGTTATTTGGGAGATAAATAGATGTTTGAAGATGAAGATATTAGTAAAGCAAATTACTTAAAGACTATGGGACATTATCCCGATGTCGATATTATTGAACTGGCGCAGATGATTTATGAACGTAGACAACAAGATACGAATACGGATGGTCAACCACAGCTTCTTCGCGGTTGAGTCTCATCCTTCTCAGGAAGCAGAACTTCGTGAGTATTTCGCATTTATGGTTCCTGGCGCCAAGTTCATGCCAGCGTTCAAACGTAAGGTTTGGGACGGTAAAGTTCGTCTATACAACATGGTAACCAAACAAATGCACGTGGGGTTATACACTCACCTACGTCGTTTTTGCGCAGACCGTTTCTATCAGTTAGAGATACTTGAACACGAAGTCTATGGTATCCCTAGCGCAAAGGATGACATCGACCACCCAACTCTAGTCAAGTTCCTATCGTCACTCGATAGTCCATACGAACCAAGGGATTATCAATACAAAGCAATTGCACACGGTATTGAGAACTACCGTTGTCTTCTCCTGTCGCCTACAGGAAGCGGTAAATCGTTCATCATCTATAACCTAATGCGTTATGCGTTAGAGGCTACAGAAGGTAACATACTAATAATTGTACCTACTACCTCTCTTGTGGAACAGATGTACAAAGACTTCGATGATTATGGATATGATGTGGAACAGTACTGCCACCGTATCTACTCGGGTAAAGAGAAAGTCACTCACAAACGAATCATTATTTCTACGTGGCAGTCAATCTATAAGTTTGACGGCGAATGGTTCGAACAGTTCGATACCGTCTTCGGTGATGAAGTACATCTTTTTAAAGCAAAGTCGTTAAGCACTATGATGGACAAGTGCGTTAATGCAAGATACCGTTTCGGTCTGACCGGAACTTTGGATGGTACGGAAACGAACAAACTGGTACTAGAAGGTTTATTCGGCCCCGTTTTTACGGTGACTAGCACCGTGAAATTGCAGAAAAGTAAACAACTTGCTGAATTAGACATCTCTATCCTATTGATGCGTTATCATAATGACGTGTGCAATCTTACAAAGGATAAGAATTATCAAGAAGAACTAGACTTTATCGTTCAGTATGAACCACGCAATAAATTTATAAGTAAGTTAGCAGTAGATCAAAAAGGGAATACTTTGGTTATGTTTCAGTTTGTTGAGAAACACGGCAAAGTGTTATATGAAATGATTCGCGAGTTGTCCACAGAAGGTCGTAAGATATTCTATGTCTCTGGAGAGGTGGATGCCAGTGATCGTGAACAAATACGAGGAATTGTAGAAACTCAGAATGACTCTATTATTGTTGCTTCTCTTGGGACTTTTAGCACTGGTATCAACATCCGTAACTTGCATAACATTATATTTGCAACGCCCAGCAAATCTCAAGTTAAAGTCTTACAATCAATTGGTAGGGGTTTGCGTCAGTCTGACGATGGTAGGACTACTAGACTTTATGATATTGCTGACGATCTTCATGTGGGAAGTCATAAGAATTTTACACTGAAACATAGCGCTGAAAGAATAAAGATATATACTAAGGAAGGGTTTAGTTACAAGATATATCCCATAGATTTAAAACCATTGAAAGGAATTGATAGTGAAGATACCACAAGAAACACATTCTCTTAGACAGTTGAAACTAGTTACCGGTGAAGAGATGTTGTGCCAGATACTCGACGAAGAAGAGTCGACTATCACTCTGCATAACGCACTAACCTTAGCTGAACATGTTAGACCTGATGGTTCTGTGTATTTCACCTTCAGAAATTTTATGGTGTATCAAGACAATCCCATGAATGTGATGTTATTGATGAGTGATAAGATAGTATCTGTTGCCATTCCTAGTCCAGATATGATTGCTCAATATTCTTCGGCTATTCAGTTAATGCAGAAACAGATATCCGATTGGGAAGATAAAAAATATTCAACAGATCTGGAATCGGCTGTTGATGATATGCTACGTGATGTGGATGATAGATTCCTTATGGACTCGGACACTAAAGGACATACCATCCAATAAAATTTTTATATTCACCCCTGCGGCGACAAGCTAGATTATACACTACAAATGACCTTTTGTCAAGGACTATTTTATGAAAGTTGGTTTTACTGCTTCAACCTTTGATTTGTTACACGCTGGGCATATCTCTATGTTGCGTGAGGCAAAGACTCAATGCGATTATCTCATATGCGCTCTACAGGTAGATCCCTCTACTGATCGAAGCGACAAGAACTCCCCCGTACAGACATTAGTGGAAAGATGGACACAACTTTCTGCCGTCAAGTACGTCGACGAAATCATTCCTTATCAGTCAGAGACAGACCTAGAAGACATTCTCAAGATGGTTGACATTGATGTGAGAATCATTGGCAGCGAATATAAGGATAAGACCTTTACCGGACGTGCAACTTGCGCAGCCCGAGGTATAGAGATTTATTTCAATCGTAGAGACCATAGGTTCTCGACTAGTGGACTCCGTAAACGAGTTGCGATGCAAGACCCTTTGATGGCTATAAAGGAAAACTTTATAAAACAAAAAGCGATTGATTGGTTAGACAAAAACTAATCCTTGACGCCCGACCCTAAATGATGTATAATACGCACTAATGTATAGGAATACCAATGAAACCTAAGATAAAAGAAAAGCCGCACTACGTTAATAATCGAGAATTCTCGGAAGCTGTAGTAGAGTACTGTGTCACGGTACTAGAGGCTAAAAGTAAAGGACTCCCGATCCCGATAGTCCCTAATTATATTGCCGAATGTTTCTTACGAATTTCCGAAGGACTTTCTCATAAAGCAAACTTTGTTCGTTACACGTATCGAGAAGAGATGGTAATGGATGCGGTCGAGAACTGTCTTAAAGCAATTGAAAACTATGATATCGAAGCGGCTACACGGTCAGGGAAACCTAACGCGTTCGCCTATTTCACTCAGATATCGTGGTATGCATTCCTACGTCGCATCCAGAAGGAGAAGAAACAACAAGATATTAAGTTGAAGTTCATCTCTGAAGCTGGTATAGAACATTTCATCGACACTAATAGTTCTGATGACTATGATACCAGTCCCTCTAGTACAATGGAATCTTTGCGAATTCGCATGGATCATGTCAAGTCATCTGACATGCAATTCAAAGAGTATGTTAAGGAAGAGAAAAAACTACGCAGACGCCGTGCTGTGAATGTCGATTCCGACCTATCAGATTATCTCGAATAAGTTCTTGACACCCGTCCATAAATTTGTTATAATGTCCGGTATGTAGTGCATCTGTACTATGTATTGGACATTACACTGTCCAATTGTATCATATACTATACAATGTATATTTAATGAAACAAAACTGAGAGTTTTCTAATGAGAAAGTCCGACACACCTTTTTATCAATTTATTAACTATCCGTATGAATCTGACCTCCATTACCGTCACGTCAAGAATAAGGTGACCTTTGATATCATGGAACAAGATTTGTCTCGAACGGAGATGTTAGAGCAGTTCGAGTTATTCCTGAAAGCTTGTGGGTACTTCTTCCATCCCAATGAAAGCATTGAAATCGTTGAGAACGAGGAATAATCAATGCGCATTGCTATACTAAATGATACTCATTGTGGATTGCGCAATTCATCGGATATCTTCATGGAATATCAGGAAAGGTTTTATACTGATGTATTCTTTCCGTACCTAATAGAGAATAAAATTACTCAGATACTGCATCTGGGCGACTACCATGATAACCGAAAGACTATCAATTTAAAAGCTCTGAATCATAATCGACGGGTATTCCTTGACAGATTGCGTGAACTTGGTATCACTATGGATATCATTCCTGGCAATCATGATACATATTTCAAAAACACCAATCATCTCAATTCGTTAAAAGAGTTGATGGGTCACTATATGAATGAAGTGAACATCGTCGAAGAACCGACTGACATGAAATATGGCAAGTCGACTATCGCTCTCGTTCCTTGGATCAACCCCGAGAATGAGAAAGGGATTATCGAGTTCCTCGGGAGTACCAAGTCTCGTATCTGCGCCGGTCACTTTGAGTTGGCTGGGTTTGAGATGGACAAGGGTCTTATGTGTAAGGAAGGTATGAACCCTGCTCCGTTAGAACGTTTCGATTTAGTGATGTCGGGTCACTTCCATACAAAATCCCACAATCGTCATATTCATTATCTAGGCGCTCAGATGGAGTTCTTTTGGAATGATGCGCATGACCCGAAGTACTTCCACATATTCGATACGGTTACTAATGAACTGACTCCCGTACAGAATCCCTTGACGATCTACCATAAAATATATTATAATGAAGATACGATAAACCACTTCGAAGACCTGTCTTATTTAGAAAACAAGTTCGTGAAAGTGATCGTCAGCAATCGATCTGATATGGTAAAGTTCGAGAGATTCATTGACCGCATCAACAACCAGAAGATTCATGAACTGAAGATTGCCGAGGATTTTCGTGAGTTTCGCGGAGAGAACGTCAATGATTCCGATTTAACAATTGACGACACCGAGACTTTAATATACAATTACATTCAAGAAGTGGATACTGACTTAGATAAAGATCGCATCAAACAGTTAGTATCCGAATTGATGGTTGAAGCTCAATCTGTGGAGATTGCTTAGTGGCCACTTTGTTGGAATTGTTTGATGAGTATGGGTGTGACAAGGGTAGTTTGAAACATCGGTATGATAGAATATATCAACCGCAGTTTATTGCTATCAAAGATGAACCTTTGAATATATTAGAGATTGGTGTATTCAAAGGCGCTTCCGTCTCAGTTTGGTTAAAATACTTTCCGAATGCCACCATATATTGTATCGACATCTTCGATAGAGTTGCTGCCGAAGATATAGAGGTGTTACGTGATGAACGTGTCAACTGGATCAATCATGATACGACCGCATCTTCACTTGCCGGGGCTATTCGAACGGCCTGGGCGGACATAAAGTTCGATATTATTGTCGACGATGGTGCACATTGGCACCCCGCTATAAAAGATACCTTCGTCAACTGTTTTCCGTTCTTGAGTGAGTCGGGCAGTTATTATATTGAAGATGTCTACAATATGGATTTGCCTCATGTCGCGGAACGTATGCAGACAGATTCTTGGTTAAAGAAACAATCACACAGATTTAGTGTTGCCTTGTGGAATGAAATGATGTATAATATAACCCAACACACGGTCGAACACTTCGATCTGACGTTAAGTGATCCATACGATATTATTTACGATTCCTACATTATAAAAGTGACCCAATGATAAAATTTTCTAAACTCAAGTGGCGTAATTTCCTTTCTACTGGAAACTACTTCAATGAAATAGATTTTCTGGCAGCTCCCACCAATCTGGTTGTTGGTCAGAATGGTGCGGGTAAGTCCACTATGCTTGACGCACTGTCTTTTGCATTGTTCGGCAAACCCCATCGAAAGATTACTAAAGCGCAGTTGGTTAATACCATCAATAATAAGGACTGTATTGTTGAAGTATATTTTACTGTGAATGGTATGAATTATCGTATCGTCCGTGGTATCAAGCCAGCTCGGTTTGAAATCTGGAAGGGTGATGTGATGATTAATCAGAATTCCCACTCCAAAGAGTATCAGGAAATTCTGGAAAAGAATCTTCTGCAAATGTCCCATAAGTCTTTTCACCAGATTGTGGTACTCGGATCATCTTCGTTTGTTCCTTTCATGCAACTCAACTCGACCAGCCGTCGAGATGTTATCGAAGATCTGTTGGATATCAATATCTTCTCTAAGATGAATATTATTCTGAAGGAAAAGGTATCTCACCTCAAAACTGAGATTGAGACCAATTCTCACCAGATAGAAGTTGTCAAAACAAAGATTGCATCTCAGAAGAAATATATCCGTGATCTGACGGCCATCAATACTGCACATCGTAAGGAGAAGGAATCTCAAATTACTGAGTTGCAGGAAGAGATACGAACTATCAACGACACTAACATCGAATTGTCACATAATGTTAATGTGTTGTTGCCTGTCGTAACTTCACAACTTAATACTCTACGTGCGAACAGACAGGAGTTGGATAAGTACTACGCTCAGTTTAACGTCCAAGTCAAATCTGTTGTGAAGGACGCTAAGTTCTTTGATGAAAATGAACACTGCCCGACATGCGATCAAGATATCGCCGAAGACTTGCGTATGTCCAAACTGGCGGCCGCGACAACTAAAGCTAAGACGTTGAAGTCTGCTATGGACAAGGCGCAAGAGAAACTTGATGAGTATAGGAATGAGATTGAAACACTAGAAGTACAAATGCAGTCGGGACTTGACAGTCAGAACCAACTGCATAACAATCAACAAACTATCCAGCGGCTCAATCGCAATGTGGATCGTCTCCGTATGGATATGGATGATATGGCAGATAGTGATGGTGATATGGGACAGGCCAATAGAGATCTGGAATCACTCGACATGGAGGTTCACGAGTTAACTGATACTAAGTACCGGTTGAGTGAGAAGTCTTCTTACAATAGAATTGCGGGGGAACTGTTGCGCGATTCTGGCATTAAGACTAAGATCATTAAACAGTATGTTCCTGTTATAAATGAACTCACTAATAAGTATTTACAAATTCTTGATTTCTTTGTTCACTTCGAACTAGATGAAAGTTTTAACGAGACTATTCGGTCACGTTATCGTGATGCGTTCTCTTACGACTCATTCTCTGAGGGTGAGAAACAACGCATCGATTTATCTCTGTTGTTCACTTGGCGTCAGATTGCTAAGATGAAGAA